TAGTTGCTCCACGAATTTTGCCCTTAAGATTTTCAAAAGCAACTTTTAATTGGGCAATTCCGATTACTTCTATATCTGACATTATCTTCCCAATCTTGCCTCATAAAATTTTATGCTTCCATCCAGATCTTCCTGATTAGCTATATGAATTACAATCCAATCTACTCCTCCATAAGTAATTAAGTCATCAGGTTTAATCTCACTCTCAGTATAAATAGCAGCCTCGCTAACTACCTCCTTTCCTTCCCGGTTTCTTATTATTTTTCTGTTATACTCAAATCGACATTGAATTGTTGACGTCGAATAAGTAGGTTCTGTATACTTATTCATACTTGAAGGAGTTTTCAAAGTTATACTTTGATTACAATAAGAATCAATCATGATATATTTACACACCCAAGCAAATACGGCCTGAGTAACTCCTTTGCTTCCAAAGAAATCAACTTTATATCTGAAGGGCCGGAATAACTTTCTGACAAATTCCCCAGGCCAAAAGCTTTAACACCCTGTTCTTGTAAAACAATTCTCTTTGATTTCCCTAAGGCTAAAGCAAAAGCTTCTTCAGCCTGGGCATCTTTTACCTTCTGGGGCACTGCTGACTGTGTTACCCATCTATCATCCCATTTAATAATTAAATCAGGATATTCATCACGGCTATATTCAGAACGAATACTTCTTGGAAATTCGAGGGTTTGAGTTGAGACGGCCTTCAAACCAACATATTTTTGCCGGTCTATTTTTTTACATGCTTTACGAAGATATACTTCTTTATTTGCTTCTGAAAGAGCATTCCATGTTATATACTCCGAATCCGTAGAAATATAATTTTCGGCTAAATACGTGGCAACCTCAGTTAACGTTATATAACTATTCGTTCCGACTGTTAAAGCCATTATTCTTTTTCCTCTCTGGTAACTTTCTTGTCAGACTTGTCAGATTTATAACCCATCTTTTTTAATAATTCAATTTCTCTGGAATTTTTAGCTTCATATTTCCCATTCTGAAACTTGCAAAGGGCTTTATCGTTATCTTTATCCCAGACAATCTCATTTTTATTACTTAAAAAAAGCATTTGCATCTCCTTATTATAATGAGGATCCGATTTTGATTAATAGAATCGGATCCTCATTCCTTATTTAAGCTGCAGCGACAGAGGCACCAGTGTCAAGAGGAATATACCACAGTTCGCAATAGCCTAAAGCTCCTCCTGTTCCGACATCCGCACTGGAAAGAATATCTATTGTTCCTTCTGCTACAATCCAGGGAGCTATCATGGCAGGAGCTCCTCCTCCAGAACCACCGGTTAAAGGTGTTTCCGGCTCACCTGTTAATGAATAAATTGTTCCAGCCTCATCTGCCGCAATATCAAGAGTTGCACACATTGCAGCGTCCGTGCCTACAGTAGGATTTGTTACGACCTGAGTATTACTCGTAGAACCATCTATTGCTGCAGTAGTAACTTCAATAGAAACAGCAGTAACTAAAACTTTTCCTCCGGAAATTGTAAATAATGGAATTTGGGTTCCTGCAAAAATATCAGCAGCATTACGTGTAACTTTCTTTCCCAGCCGGTTATTAGTATCAGCAGTTGTCCCATCTCCCAGTTGCCGGTCGTATATAGCCCTTATTACCTCCGCCAGGCTAACATCATTAGCAGGTGCCGCCGCAGCAGGGAAGGAAGGCAAACCAGCCGAACCAGCTAAAGCATCATAAATCGACGCTCCAGCAGTATCAGGATTACCAAGACATGCTAAAATTGTCTTCAAATTTGTTCTACTTGAAGGGTCTCCAACATCAGCCTGAATTGCGGCTATCCTTGTTACCAGGTCACTATTGGCAGGGTCTCCTATAATTCCGGCAAGAGTCGCTGTCCCTCCACTGTTTACGAGAGTTCCTATCTGGCTTTCCTGAATATAACGTATTACTTCAGCAATACTGACATCATTAGCAGCAGCTGCTGCAGCAGGAAAGGATGCTAATCCTACAGTTCCACTTTGAGCATCAGCAATATAACGTATAGCTTCTGCGATACTGACACCATTTGCAGGATATGCTGGTGACGGCCATGTAGTTATTCCATCGTCACCATAAAGAGCATTTTGAATATTATCAAGATCTGTTCCGCCTGCTGTCACACTGGTTGGGATAGAAGTTCCTGACACATCTGTATCAGAACTATCAAAATATAAATTACCGAAACAATAACAGCTACCAGCATCCAGGGCCGTTGCTATAGCATCAGTTACCAGCAAATTATTTATTATTGCTCCTGTTACAGCACTGACAAGTTCCAGAGCTAAATCTCCACTCTGGTCATTCTGAAGATAGTTTCCCAGAATAAGTATATTAGTTGCTATATTACCTGTCGGATTATGGATGGGAGCTACAGAAAAATCACCATAAATTCTACAATTTTTAATAATTATTCCATCCGCAGCTCCTAACAATTTTATAGCTTCTTCGGCTCCGGCATCAGGACTTTTGAAAATACAATTTTCAACTTTCATTCTATGAGCTGCTGCAGCAGTAGTAATAGCATTTACTGCTTGCCCTCCACTATCGGCCATTAAAAATTCACAGTCTTTTATTGTGAAATCAGCAGCGTTTACATCTATTGCTGCCACAATACCGTCTATACCAGTAAGGTCAAAATACAAATTCTGAAAAGTGATATTTGCAGCGTCAATATCAATATCAGCAGCAGTACTGGTTTTAAATGTTAGAGTCGGTCTATTGCTTCCAGCCCCCAGGCCAATAATAGTTATCCCGGCTACATCAGCATCTATGGCAGCAGCATCAATCAGGTTTTCAGCATGCCCTGGTGCGACTAAAATTACATCTCCTTTATTTGCAGTACATTTGCCAATTGCAGCGTCAATAGTTGCCAGAGCATTGTCCCAGGATTTACCTCCGGAAGTGTCTGCACCGGTATTGCTGTCTACATAATAAATATCACCCTTAATATTATTGAGAGCGTTAAAAGCATCTTCCAGGGTTTCTTTTAAATCCGGATTTCTTACTTTTGATAAATTAATATTCATTTTATTATCCTTTCTTTCTAAGTAGAGGGAGAGGCTTAAACAGGCTCTCCGTCTTTTGTTCCTTAGAATTTATTTGGTTGCCAGCCCTGTTATAGTTCCATGCATAAATGCCGGGCCATGGTCAAGTCCTATCTGACCAAAAATTTGGCCTTCTTCTGCTGCTCCTGTTTTTGCTAAGGCCTCGTAAAATAAAAGCCCTTTATCAGGAACTTCTTGAAAAACCGGAGCTGCCACAGCTACATCTGCGATAAGAAAAGTTGCAGCAGGCATAAATCTGTGCGGATCAGCCACTCCTATATTACCGAAATCAGTTTCAATTTGTTTGATATTAACCCCGCCAATATTACGGTCTTCAGGTGCGTAACCGTAAATATTGGAAATTTTTTGTTTTTGAAATCCGCCACAGAAAATTACAGGCTTAATAAATTTTGCCCCATTTTCAAACATTTCCAGAAGGAGTGCATTTATAAGAGCTTTTGATAAAGTCGCGCCTTTAGCATCGATGGTGTTAACCGTGCAAAGCTCTATTAATCCTCTGGTCATATTTGCCACACCAGCATCTGTAGATATTTGATATGTTCCATTTAAAAAAGTGTATTCTATATCTCTTGCAATTTTCTCCAGCGCCCTGGCAATTTGAAAATCTTTCTCGGAAATTACAGCGTTTTTACTTCCTGCAGTATTTATTCCTGAAAGCCTTCCCTGATTTGATTGCTTTACATAAGATATTGATACTGTTTCGTGAAAAATCTGCGTTACATTTTTATTTTGTCCCCGCACATAAGAAATAGCCGTAGGGGCAGTCAGAGATGCTGTTTCCGTTATTTCCGGTTGCGCAGCAGTTTCGTGATTATACTGACTATCTGTTGGGAATTCAAAATTATCAGTCTTTTTTCCACCTGTGAGCCCTCCAATCATAGACAGCAAAGGTGTTATAGTCATATCGCTTGTAAAAAGTTCGCCCACGTAATTAGGCAAATTCCATATTGTTCCTCCACCTGACACGTTTGACATTTTTATCCACTCCTTTTTTGTAATTCAAAAATTTTGTTTTTAAGAGCAATTTGAAGAGCAAAATTTTGTGTCTTAATAGCATTATCATATTCTTCTTTTAATTGCTCCTCTTCAGATTTGGTTATATTTCCGGCAGGATTTACTCCTCCAGGGGGAGAAGGAAGTGCTATTTCAAATAAATAAGCTTTTTTTTCTTTTAGCTCTTTTATTTGAGCATCCAATCCCTTTATAGTTCCTGCTTCCTCAACCTCCAGTTTAGAAATATCAAGAAACTTCAATAAATCTGCCGGGTCTTTTGCCTTTTCCACAATAGCCCTTGCCGCTATTGCCACTTTTATAAGTTTTTGATTTGCTTTAACTTCGGCTTCCTGAGCCTTTTTCTTGTAATTTTCTATCTGACTCTCATAATTCTTATTGGGGTCTGGCTCCAGGCCAAAAGCTTTAAAAAGATTATTCTGAAATTCTATCTGCTTTTGTTCCATAATCTTTTCAAGCTCTCTAAGTTTCGTGCGATAATTTGCAGACTCAGACCTGATTTTTTTAACATAATCCTCACCATAAACTTTTGTGGCATCTCCAGATTCTTTAGTATTTTGAGAAGTTTGAACTTCTTCAGGCGTTGCAGAATCTGCAAACAATTGCAAATTTAATTTAAAATTTTTTGACATCAAGTCACGCTCCTTTTGGCTCCTGGCCATAATTTATAGAATTTAATTTTTCTCTATAATTTGATTTTAATTCTTTCCAATTATCGGAATTTGAATTTTTCATTCTACGAAAACCCGAAAAAGTTTTTGGAGATCCATCAGGGAGAAGAATTTTCATCTTCTCCCATTCTTTCCGGTCTCTCCACTTTTCCCGGTTCTTTTTCTGGATTGCATTATATTTATCGATTTCTACCTGAGTTCGAGGGTCAATATCGAAAGGCCGATTTGATTTCTTTATATCCTCCTCAACATTGTTGTATTTCTCTATATACGGAGTGAGCCGGTGA